AGAATGATCATCACAGCCGGAGCGTGCCACATTATGGCTGAGGGATTAAAGAATAAGGAGGAAGCAGATGGGATGCAAAGCAGCGATACCAACAGATGAGTACCACGGATGGGAGTGCGAAATAACAGAGGGAGCGTGTATGTTTTTACACCCAGACAGTAAAAGATGTGCCAAAGAATACGGCGAAGGACCAGATGCAGTAGAACAGGAGGAGCAAAACAATGGATAACAGACAGGCAAACATCAACAGATTTGAAGCAGAGATGACAAAGGTAACAAGAGACGGAGTGGACAAGCTGATGGCATTTATCAGAAAGAGTGATATGTACGCAGCACCTGCAAGTACCAGATTCCACCTTTCAGTGACAGGCGGACTGCTGCAGCACTCACTCAATGTACTGGATGCACTGAGGGCGAACCTCACAAAGAACGATGACGGCACATACTCATACGAGGTCGCAGGAGTTCCGGCAGCCAGAGTGACAGAGGAAAATGTGATCATCATGGCACTGCTCCATGACATCTGCAAGACCTACTTCTACACAACGGAAATCAGAAACCGCAAGGTCAATGGAAAGTGGGAGCAGTACGAAGCATTCGCAGTGGACGACAAGATTCCATACGGTCACGGAGAAAAGTCTGTAATGATGATCGAGGAATATATGAAGCTTCAGCCAGTAGAAAGATATGCAATCAGATGGCACATGGGATACACCGAAGCCGACACCTTATCATTCAACAATGCAATCGACAGATACCCGATGATCTGGGCACTGCATTCCGCAGACACACAGGCAAGTCACTTCATGGAAAACAATGAGGGGAACAAGCTGGCATACGCAGACAACGGATCAGCGGAATACGCAGATCAGCCGACCATGCAGGAGGCAACCGCCCCGGTATTTGAGGAGGCGACACCAGTATGAGCATGATGGAACTGCTGTCCCAGATGAGAGAGCGAGCCAGAGCCAAGAAGCAGCGCAAAGGAAGCCTGCCGTGGTTTTGTATCATTCTTTCGGACAAATTCGTAGAGCCGGAAAAACCCTGTACTGAGTGCAGGGTTTACGAGGAACATAAAGAAGAAATCGAAAAGGAGATGGAAAGACATGATCATCAAAGTAATACCGAAACCGGAACACGGAAAAGAAGCAGCACTGATTACTGATAAGACTGGCAAATATGTACGAGCCGTCACGATGGCAGGCGACCTCGCAGAGGAAGTCGCAAAAGGAAATATGTACTTCAATGCCATAGAGAAAAACGGAAAACTCCACATCACAGGGAGAGTGTCCGCCAGATTTTAAGGAGGCAGACGATGACAGCAAAGAACGCAGAAGGGTATCCAGACCCAACAACAGAGGAAGCAATCCGCCATGTAATGCGTGGCGGAAAACTGGATTATACCTCCTTCAGAACCTACGAGGAACTGCAAGACTACACCATAAAGCATAACAAGGGTATAAACACCAGAGAAGCGGCCGACAAATTCATCCGGGAGAAGATGCCGAAGGAAAGCTACTTCCAGAAGAAAATCCTCGACTGGATAAAAGACAACGCACCAAATGCCATCGCATGGAAAGAAGCAGCCGGCCCGTACTCCAGACAGGGAATCCCGGACATTACCTGCATCATCAATGGCAGGTATTACGGATTTGAGGTCAAGCGGCCATTCATTGGGGTACTAAGCAAAATACAGGAGCAGACGATAAAACAGATCCGCAGAGCAGGTGGCAGAGCATGGGTAGTCACTTCGGAAAAGGAAGTAGCAGAAATCCTGCTGCCGGAACTGACACAGAAATAGCAAGGGAGCAAACAGAATGAGAGTAGCAATCGAACCGAGAAAAGCAACTGACCGTGGCGGATATTACTGTATGCCGCTGAAGGTAAATGTGCCGACAGGACGCAAGGACTGGAAGCTGACCAAGTGCCCGGAGTGCGGTGCACAGTGTTGGGAACTGCCACTGGCAGAAGTAGCCAAGGCGCAGGGAGCAAAAGGACTCTGCACCATGTGCGCTTTAAAGAAGGGAGTGAGCGGAAGATGAGAGTAAAAATAAAGCCAGTCAATGATATGGCGGTGTCTGACGAACACCTCAACATCATAATCCTCAAAAAGCCAAAGCGCAGATATAGACAGATTATCAAGGCATATTACAGAAGAATGCAGAAGAAGGAAGTGAAAGAATCGTGAAAGCAATAACAGTATGGCAACCATGGGCAACGCTATTGGCGACTGGGCAGAAACATAACGAAACACGGTCATGGAAAACAAGCTATCGTGGAGAAATCCTCATCCACGCAGCCAAAACAGATCACAGTGGAATCCTGCTACATATCCCGATGGAAGAATTGAAACACTTCCAGAAAGCGGGAGTGGTCAATGAGCTACCAACAGGAGTAATCGTTGGAAAAGCAAACCTCGTGGACTGTTTCCAAATCGATGAAGCCTATCGAAGAAAACTGCAAAGAGAGAATCCGGCAGAATTAGCATTCGGAGATTATACCATCGGCAGGTACGCATGGGTAATGGCAGATGCAATATTATTCAACAAGCCAATTTCGGCAAGGGGCAAGCAGGGATTGTGGAACTGGGAAGGAGGGATACAGGATGGACAATGAGAATAAGTGCTGCGGCACCTGCTACTGGCACAAGAAAGTCTGCGGAGAGTTCCAGTGTTTCAATGAGCAGGCAGAAGGCTTCGCATTAGAGACACAGTATGATGATGGCGAGGACTGTAATGAGTGGGAGGAACGATGATGGACGATCCAAGAGAAGTTTTGGAGGAATTAGCAAGACTGCCAGCAGTGATGATTGCTCATCCGGGGCAAAGAAAACTGGATGCATGGAGAGCAGCGATAAAGGCAGTGAAGAAAGACGTCCCGAAACCGCTCAAGCAGAAATCGGATGCATTCGGAGATACCACGATGGTCTGCCCGAACTGCGAAAGTGCAGCCGTTATCAATCCATACAGAAAAGGCAGGGAATTATATCCGTACTGTCCATGGTGTGGGCAAAAATTAAAGGAGGAATCAGAAGCATGATCAATGCAAAAGATGTAGAAAATCTGACAAAAGCATATCTGCATTCATTCAACACTGCGCTGAGCGAAACACGCAATCCAAGTCTGGCGGGGCAAGCAGCAGCAACGGTATTGATGTCAATATGCAGTGTAATACTGCCGAGAGAACAGCAGACCGCAAGTCCATTGGAAGCACTCATGGCCGCAGTAATGCACAATGCAGTGGAAGCGAAGAAAGGAGCAGAGGGCGATGATCCTGAGAAAAAAGATGAGAAAGCAGACGAAGATATTCAAAAAGGCGATTAATGCAAAGTGGGCATTCTACTGGGCAAAGTTTATGACAGAAGCAGCGACTATCTGCAGGAAGTACACGCATGAGGTAATCGAAGGCAAGGGAACGGATCATGAATATACACACCATTCATGCGATGGCTGCCCATTCAATGTGGAGAAGTTTGGGGAACATGAGATATGCGGGTGCATATTAAGCGGACCGGACGACTGGGATGAGCCAAAGGTAATCGGTCATATCGTCCGCACAATAATCCATGAAATGGCAGGTGGAAAGAAATGAAAAAGAAAGAAACTGAAGCGCAGGCAAGAGAACGCAGGAAAAAACAATACGGATGCAATGGACTCTGCTATGGCGGAATGAATGACGATGGAGTTATGTGTCAGCCTTGTGGCGGAATAGACACCTGCGAGGAAACCAGATACATAGAAGCGTTTGCTACCTGGGGAGCGGCACTGGTCATATTTTTAACACCAATTGCTATGGCCGCAGGCATTGTATTCCTCATAGTGACAATAGTGAAAGGATGGATATAAAAATATGGCAAAAGGTAAACCAAAGCGAAAGCCATTCGGGATGAATTCCAGTCTGGCAGATGCAACGCAGGTAATGAGACAGCTTCCAGTGTCGGCAATGCTCTCGTCCATTGAAATGCAGATAAACATCCTGCAGGAGCGTGGAGTAGAAATACGAGACTGGGAGAACAAAGACCGGGTACTCAAGCAGGTAAGGATACTCGGCGGAAAAGCATACTTCCTTGCGGAGGACAAACCCAGGGATTAGAAAGAAGGAAAACTATGACACCAGACAGCATGGCAAATGGGGTAGAAGAACAAAAACTGCTTCTCAAACAGTACCTCGGACAATATTATTATGCCAAGATGAAAAAGAAGCAGTTGGAAGCCAGACTTCGTACTTTCAGAGAAAATATGCTCGGCACAAAGGGGATGCAATACTCCCCAGTGCCACGCAGCCAGACCAACAGCGTAGGAGACGGACCGGCAACGCAGGTCATCCGTGCAATGGAGATCGAGGACAGAATCGAATCACAGAAAGCAGAGATGGCAAAGACCATGCTGAATGTGATGAAGATCATGGATTTTTTACCAACGGACTCCACGGAACGAAGCATACTGGAATACAGACACATTGACTGTTTGAGTTGGAAGCAGGTGTGCAAGGAAGCAAACATGACAAGAACCCCGTGCAACAAATACTACAACGCAGGAATTGACAAGCTGCTTACATACAAAAAAGTACAGTCAATTTTACAGGAATTCGCCTCCTCCCAAGAACCCTCAAAGCCTTGAAATTGCTTGACTTCGGAGTAGGGGGGGGTAGAATTGTACTGACAAAATAGCTTATTGTCAGATGATAAATTCTACCCCTTAAAAGGAGGAGCAATATGGGATTGAAAGATTACACAGATACAAAAAACGGGCCGCAATTGGCGGTATTAAAACACGCAGTCATCGGAGACAGAATCGGAGAGGTCAAGATAGAAAAAGGCTTCCTAAAATTCAAAGGAACGATGACAGATAAACATACCAAGGAAGTGCATCATTGTACCATGGCAGGATGCGACTGCGAAGATTATAAGAAAAACAAGCTGCCATGCGTGCATATGTACAAACTGGCATTGGAGTACGGAATGTACAAAGACATTCAGAAACGAGGATTTGCAGGAAAACTGGCAGGACTGAGCGATGAAGCCTTCGCCTATTTTGAAAGCGCAATGTATGGCGGATACTACGATAAAGAGAGAGACATCGAAGATGGATCATGGGAAAAGATAACCCAGAAGATTAAAAGCGAATTATCCAGAGAAGGATTATTGGAATTTCATCGTGGATATTTTGTATTTACGAACCATGTCCAAAGCGAAATCATCGGATATATCTTGGCGACTTTTTCAGATCCACGCAGTATAGAGCGCAGAAAAAATCAGTAAAAATAATCACGGAAATATCAAGCTGGAAATTTTACTGGGGAAAATTTCACAAAAAAGAACATAGAAAATTCAAGCCGACTTTTGGAAATCCACATTCGGAATCCAAGGGCCGGCTTTTACTGTGTGTACAGAACGGATCACAAATAGCACGCCTAAAAAAATAGGGCACGTATATAGGGAGCGTATAAGGCCCGCATATAACACCCCCCCCATATATGGGGCAGGTATTATGCCCAGAAAAAAGACAGGAAAAGCACAGGGGTACAGAGGCACACCGTAGCACACACCCACAGGGGCAGGGAGAGCAGGGGGCAGGAAGCACTCGCACACCACAGCCACAGCACCACGCAGACGCACCACAGGCAGAGCAGGCAAGGCACAGGGCGCACCACAGGACAGGGGCGCAGCACCACACAGAAGCACAGCACACAGAAGAAAGCACAAGAGAGTACACAAGAGTACATCGAGGTGTGCTATAGTAGTAGCGTGGAGCACAAGGGGACAGACCACACGGTCACACCCAACCACTCCACTTGCTCCCCTCAGAGAGGACATGGCACAAGGCATCAGAGCCTGCGCTGTGTCCTCTTTTGCGTGCAGGCGGGGCACGGCATCGCCGTAGGTACTACCCAGACCCAAAATGCAATGCGGGGCGAGGAAGGCGCGGCTTTTTTGCCGATAAAATAAAAAAATTTTTAACCATTTCGTTACGCAAAGCGGGAAGGAGGCTTGGAAATGGACCAGAAACTGAGAACTGAACGCAGGAAACTGGCTGACTTAAAGGCAGCAGAATACAATCCAAGAAAAGCACTGACCCCGGACGATGCGGAATACCAGAAAATAAGGCGGAGCATTGAAGAATTCGGATACGTTGACCCCATCATCATAAACGAGGATGGAACTATCATAGGCGGCCATCAGAGGGCAACCGTCCTCAAAGACCTCGGATACCAGGAAGTGGACGTGGTCGTGGTGGCTCTGGACAAGCAGAGAGAGAAGGCTCTGAACATCGCACTGAATAAGATTACAGGCGAATGGGATGAAGTGAAGTTAAAAGACCTCCTGCTTGACCTCGACCTCGGAGATTACGACATATCACTGACAGGCTTCGAGCAGAACGACCTCACGGAACTGGTGGACAAACTCGCTATCGAGCCGGAAGCAGTGGACGATGACTTCAATGAGGACGAAGCACTGGAGCAGGCGGAAGCCGAACCAGTAACCAAACTCGGAGATGTGTGGCTACTGGGCAGACACAGGCTCATGTGCGGAGACAGCACATCGCAGGACGACATGGCGGTTCTGATGAATGGAGAAATCGCAGACCTTGTCGTCACTGATCCGCCATACAATGTCAACTACGGAGACAAGGCAGAGATGCTCGATGAGTACCTCCCTGCCAAAGGACACCGCAACATCAATCACATCAAGAACGATAATATGGACAACCAGAGTTTCTATTCGTTCTTACTGGCAACCTATCAGAGTGCCTATGAATTTATGAGAGCCGGGGCAGCAATCTATGTATTCCACGCAGAGAGTACCGGGCACATATTCAGACAGGCATTCCTTGACGCAGGACTGAAACTCGCCCAGTGCTTAATCTGGGAAAAGAACGCATTCGT